CCGAGATGAGTTTCTGATGATTTGCGATCGCTCGTCGTTTGGAATTAAGAAGCATCTTACAATTCCAAACGGTGTAGGCATTATTGATAGTGATTATTACGGAAATGAAAATAACGATGGAAATATCATTGCTGCGCTGTATAACTTCGGGCAAGAACCTGTACAGATTAAAACTGGAGACAAGGTGTGTCAGGGTATCTTTATTCCGTTCAAGGTCACAGATGACGATACAGCAACAGGGAAACGTACTGGCGGAGTAGGGAGTACAGGAAAATGAATCTGAAATCGTAAGCTTGGAGCATTTAGACTGGGACGATTATTGACGTGAAAGGGGCAGGATAAATATGTCAATCAACAGTAAGGCAAAGGGAAAACGCGGAGAACTCGCCTGGTGCCGATTCTGCGGAGGATTCGGGTATACCGTCCGCCGCACGGCGCAGTTTTGCGGAAATAATGAGGCTGGGGCTGCGGACTGCATCGGTATCCGCGGCATCCATCAGGAGGTCAAGTTTGTCGAGCATCTGAACATCCAAGACGCCATGGATCAGAGCATCCGCGATGCCCGGAAGGCGATGAAGGATGAGGTGCCGATTGTGGCACATAAGAGAAGCAACTGCGAGTGGCTTGTCACAATGCGGGCTTGTGATTTCCTGAAGCTCTATAAGGAGCGTGAGTCGGAGCTTGTACTGCAGGACCTCGCGGCTGCGAAATGTCTAGAAGAAATAAGAAAGGTGAAAGAGAAATGATCGTAATCAAAGCAGAAGACGGATCCATCATCACGGACCCGAAAGAAATCTATATCGACAAGGACTTGGATGGGAATTTGCATCTTTACGCGGATCTGTCCAACACAGACCGTATCAAAGCTGTAAAGCTGACTGTATTTGATTATTCCAAGGAAGACTTGGGGCAGATGCTTGAGACGATGTATGAGAAAATGGATAAATGGCTCTTCATGAACGAATGCCCGCATTACGTCATCCGCATGAGTGAGATACAGGGCATGGTAAGCCCGAACAACGCGGAGGCAGACAATGGATGAATGGGAAATTCTGCTCTTCGTCTGCATCGTCGGGATGTTTTTGCTGGCGACGATTGCTTTCCTTTTTGCGGTGCGATACGCATTAGCGGGCAGAAAAACACGTCTATTCACAAGTTATTCACACTAAGGAGATATCATGAAGGACATCGGGTGCTTGATGCGAGAGAAACGGGAAGCGTGGGAGCTGGCTATGGAACGTTATCAGCAGCTGCTCGCTCTGGAAGCGACCGGCAACATCAAGAGCCCGCCCATGTCCGGCATGCCATCCGGCGGAGGGGATGGAGATAAGACCTATAAGCTCTTAGATGACATCGAACGTGCAAGGCAGCGCGCCGCATCCCTTCGTGATGACTACATGATGGCAAGGAATGTGCTGCTTGCACGGCTTCGCAGAGAGTTCGAGGATCCGCGTGATTTCAAAATCGTATGGCAGTATGTCATAGAGGGAGAAAGCGCGCAGAACGTCAGCAGGTGGAATGATACCACTGTGAATAACGTGTACAAACTCAAATACAAATACAAAAAAGTGCTTGAGGCAGAAAAATATTTGTGATATGATAATATCAGCGAAAGCTATAGAGGGCTGTCGATCTCACTATAGTTTTCCTCCTTATTACATCTCTTTGAGTTGTGCCGGAAGAAGGATCGGAATGGATGAGCCGGTCCTTTTTTCGTGCCTTTTTATAGGGAGATTACGATGGATTACAAAACTAATGCGGAACCAAGAACGGTCGCGCCGGATGGCGCGGCTGTTTTTTGTCGCTACGATGAGCTGGTAGAAGTATCTGCCCTGAAGCCCAACCCCGGAAATCCTAACCAGCACAGCGATGGACAGATAGAGCTCCTCGCAAAAATCATCAAGAGCACGGGTTGGCGCGCGCCGATCACCGTATCCAAGAGGAGCGGCCTTATTACAAAGGGCCATGGGCGACGGATGGCTGCTATGCGCGCCGGTCTCAAGTATGCGCCGGTCGAATATCAGGACTATGCGAGTGAGGAAGAAGAGCACGCTGACCTCCTAGCAGATAATCGCATCGCCGAGCTGGCGAACATGGACGAGGACAAGCTGACCGCCATGCTGAAAGAGATGCAAGACATGGCGGACGATTTCGACATGGATCTAACTGGCTATGACGAGGCGGCGCTGGCTGAGCTCCTGGAAGAGGAAGCAACAGCGGACGATACGACGGACAGCGACGTCCCTGAAAGTGAAGGGCCTGTGTTCACGAAACGCGGCGACCTGTGGTTCCTTGGAGGACATCGCCTTCTGTGCGGAGACTCTACCAAGGCAAGCGAGGTAGAAACGCTGATGAGCGGGGACCAGGCCGACCTATACCTGACGGATCCGCCGTACAATGTAGCTTACGTCGGGAAAACAAAGGATGCGTTAACCATCCAGAATGACAAAATGGCTGACGGAGACTTTAGACAGTTTCTCGTTGATGCATTCTCTGCTGCGGACGCGGTCATGAAGCAGGGGGCTGCCTTCTACATTTGGCATGCTGATAGCGAGGGGTTCAATTTCAGGGGCGCGTGCGATGATATCGGATGGAAGGTGCGTGAGTGCCTTATCTGGAACAAGAACACCATGGTGCTCGGCCGCCAGGACTACCAGTGGAAGCATGAGCCATGCCTCTATGGGTGGAAGGACGGAGCTAGTCATAATTGGTATAGCGATCGCTCCCAGACGACCGTGATCGATATGGACAAGCCCAGCCGGAGTGCGGATCATCCGACCATGAAGCCGGTGCCGCTTTTTGCCTATGAAATTCAGAACAGCACAAAGACGGGGGATATCGTACTCGACTCCTTCGGCGGCAGCGGAACCACGCTTATCGCCTGCGAGCAGATGAATCGCATGGCTCGTCTAATGGAGCTGGATCCGAAATATTGCGACGTAATTATTCGTCGCTACCTCAAAGAAGACGGAGTGGCACAGTCCGACGTGTATGTGGAAAGAGATGGCCGGCGTATGAGCTTAGAGGAAGCATTGGAACAGGCCGGAGCGGTCTTATAGTGAGGAGGTGCCCCGGTGCGAAAGAAAACTGAATTGGCGTGGGAGCGCCAGCCCGGGGAGAGTGAAGAAGCCTATGAGGCGTTCACTGACTACTATAAGAATCCGAAGCGCAGTCAGAAGAAGACCGCGAAGGCCGTCGGGAAGTCGGAAGCGCTGATATATCGGTGGAGCGTCCGATGGCATTGGAGCGAGCGAGCCCGGGAGTATGATAATGCTCTCGTTCGAGAGGACTATCTAGCGACTATCGACGAGATTCGCAAGATGAACCGAAAGCAGGCGGTTATCGGCGTTCTGCTGCAGACCAAGGGTGTTGCGGCCCTGCAAAAATTGAAGCCGGAGAAGCTGAACGCTAAAGAATTGATCCAATTCCTGATTCAGGGGACGAACATCGAGCGCCGAGCGCGCTTGTCGGATGTGTCTATCCAAAACAAGAAGAAGGCGCAGGAGGAGAGCAGTACTGAGTACGCGGATGACGGACTTTCTGCGGCGCTGGAAACGGCCGCAAAGAAAGTGTGGAAGCAATGAGGACGATCATACAGCCGGTGATCCGGTTCGAGAAATTCTCCATGAAGCAGCTGAAGGCTTTCACCTGGTGGTGCAAGGAGTCGCCATATAGTGAGTACAACGGCATCATAGCTGACGGATCGATCCGAGCGGGCAAGACGGTCGCAATGGCTATCAGCTATATCCTATGGGCTATGGCGACCTATGACCGGCAGAATTTTGCCATGTGCGGCAAGACTGTCGGCGCATTCCGCCGCAACGTATGGAACTGGCTAAAGCCCGTACTGCAGGCGCGGCGCTACACGATCAGTGAATCACACTCAAGCAATACGATCATTTTAGATGACGGGAAGCGTGTGAACTATTTCTACATCTTCGGCGGCCGCGATGAATCCTCGCAGGATCTGATTCAGGGCATGACGCTTGCTGGCGTCTACTGCGACGAGGTCGCGCTGATGCCGGAGTCCTTCGTCAATCAGGCGACCGGTCGCTGCAGCATCCCCGGGGCAAAGATATGGTTCAACTGCAATCCGGAGAGTCCGATGCACTGGTTCCTGAAGAACTGGATCGAGAAGCAGGAAGAGAAGCGGATGCTTCACCTGCATTTCACAATGGAGGATAACCCATCGCTCACGCCTGCCGTTCGGCATCGTTACGAGACGCAGTATGGCAAGGGCGGAGTATTCTACGAGCGCTTCATCCTTGGGCTATGGGTGATGGCCCAGGGGGCGATCTACAAGGATGCGTGGAGTGATGAGCTCTATATTGACAAGGAGAAGAGGGACTGGATCTATTTGAACCGGAGACGTTTCCGCAGGTATATCGCGATCGACTATGGTACGGTAAACCCGATGGTGTTCCTGGACATCTGGGACGACGGGGACACATCCTACGTACTTCGAGAATATTACTGGAACAGCAGAGAGGATGGAAAGTATGAGAAAGACAACAGTCAGTACGGCGATGACCTCATGGCTTTCGTGGGGGATATTGATTACCCTCCTTCTGCTGTCATTGTCGATCCGTCGGCCGAATCCTTTAAAATCGAGATGCGGAACCGTGGCCTACGTTCAAAGGCGACTGTCGATACCATCAATGCAGACAACAGCGTGCTCGAAGGCATCCGATCCGTCAATAAGCTATTGACACGCAGGAAGATCCGTTTCTATCGGCCGGATTGCCCCATGACCATCCAAGAAATGACATCCTATTGCTGGGATGATAAAGCAATACAGCAGAGCGGAAAGGAAAGGCCGCTGAAGGTCAGGGATCACGCGCCGGATGCATTAAGGTATTTCGTAAACACTATTATTCGTTCGAGGAGGCTTGCTCATGCGTAAGCAGCGGGTAAAAAGAATCACACCGGCAAAGCCGCAGGTCATCAAAGCGAGCGCCAGGGACGCATTTAGCAATGTGCTGGCGCGTCTGGGGACGGGGACGCCTAACCTCATGGAAGGAACGACCTACTCTCTCAACCGGCTCACGCGCGACTACGGCTTGCTGAATGCTCTGTACCGCGAGCACTGGATCATCCGGCAGATCATCGATATCATTCCGTCGGACATGCTGAAGAACTGGATCACTCTCACGACAGAGGTCAGCCCGAATCTGCTGAAGAAGGTCGATCTGGAACTTCGCAAGACGCAGCTGATCCAAAAATTGAAGCAGGGGCTCCAATGGGGGCGTCTCTTCGGCGGTGCAATCGGGCTCATGATTATCAAAGGGCAGGGCTATGACCTGTCCAAGCCGCTCGACCTTCGCCTCATGGTTCCGGGGGATTTCTGCGGGCTCATGGTATTTGATCGTTGGAACAGCGTAGACCCCTCCATCGAGCTGGTAGAAGATGTCACGGATCCGGAATTCGGACTGCCGGACTATTACACCATCACGGATAACACCAATGGAGCCATGTACAAAGTACACCACAGCCGCCTCCTTCGTTTTACCGGGGACGACCTGCCCTACTGGGAATCACAGGCCGAGCAGCAGTGGGGCGCGTCTGTCATTGAGTCCATCTTCGATGAGCTGAAAAAGCGTGACAATGTGTCTTGGAACATCGCCCAGCTGACCTTCATGGCCAGCCTGCGCATCCTGAAGATGTCCGATATGGGGCAGATGCTCTCGGCTACAGATGAGCAGACGAAGGCGGAGCTCTATCGCACCATTCAGGCGCAGAACTGGCTCATGTCTAACATGGGCATACAGATCATCGATGCCGGGGACGATATGCAGAGCCACCAGTACACATTCGGCGGCATCTCTGACACCTACAAGCAATTCATGATGGACGTGGCAGGTGCTGCCCGCATCCCGGCGACAAAGCTCTTTGGCCGCTCGCCGGAGGGCATGAATGCTACCGGGGAGAGCGACTTGCGCAACTACTACGATATGATCGCGCAGGAGCAGGAAGCGAAGCTCCGCCCGATCCTGAACAAGCTGCTGCCGGTGCTGTGTATGTCCGTCTTCGGTGCCGTGCCGGATGACCTCGATTTTGAATTCGATCCCGTATCCGAGCCATCGGATCAGGAGCGGGCCGATCTTGCCAAGTGCGGCACAGATAATATTGTCACGGCATACAACGCCGGCCTCATTAGCCAGCGCACTGCGCTTCGAGAAATGAAGCAGCAGAGCAGCCGTACCGGTACATGGACGAACATCACCGACGAGGAAATCATGAATGCGTCGGATGAAATCGAGCCGCAGGGCGAGATGGGAGGATTCCCTGGCATGGGCGGCGATGAAGACGGCGCTGGAGGCCCGGATTTGCCCCATGCAGGCCACGGCGGGGAGGTGGGCGATAAACCACCCGAGGCTCCCGGAAAGCAGCCACAGGCTCCAAGATCCGTAGGTGATAGCGATTGGGAAGAAGACAAACACCCGCGTGATGGAGATGGCAAGTTTACTTCTGGCGGCGGTGGCGGAAAGGAAAATGATTTACCAAGAAAGAAAAAAGCCCCGAAGTATACCAAAGAAGAAGGGTACAAAAATCAGATTGGTGAAGCGTTACCCGGAGAACACCATGGATATGAAGCTATTAAGGAATTAGTAAAGTATCAAAGTGGATATGTCCCAGCCGCATTTAGTAGAAGCGATATCGGCGATATTGCACTCCCATGGGGTGATGATTTCATGGGACTGAAACACATCATTCAAGAACGAGCATCACAAGGAGTAAGTATGCAAGATTTTCTTCCGCAGTTAACTGATATCATTCAACAGGGGAATTTAACTGCTAGGAATGGGAGATTTTATATATCAAAGGACCATTATACAGCAGTCATATCTCCGACATATTTTGATGATGCGTTTACATTTGTGCTAACTGGATGGGATGATGATGTTCCGAAGCATGCAAAAAAGCACTGAGGCGTCAGAAGCATGTACACTAATCTGACATTACTAAGCGGACAGACCAGATTGCTCCGCTAACCTAAGTGCTTTTCTTGGCTTCATTATATTCCTGTGGAAATGAGAAATCAACTGGATTTAATTAGAAATAAGAGCTATCATGCGTCCCGAAAGGTAATCTAGCTCAAAATAGGAGGATAAGTATGGACCAGACAAAAAACAACTTGGATCGAATCCGGGCCTTCGATGCGGAGGAAGGCGAGTGGCGTACCATCAACGGTGCGCATGTACTGATTAAAAACGGCCGCATTGCCAGCGGCGCTGGCGGGGCACTGAACGGGCAGCCCTTTCGCGGTGGTTCTCTGAAGAAGATGCAGTCGGGTAGTAAAGGCATGGAAAGCGGCGCTTATGGGAGAAAGCTGAAGTCCCAGGCGAAAGAAGTGGCGGAGAAGAATCGGGCGGCTATTGCAAGGGCCAATGCCAAACACGACCGCAACAAAAATGAAAGACTTAAAATGATGGGGAAATTAATGGAAGAGGCTTCCAGGTTGCCGAACAATGGCTCGTTCGACCCGCTCGAGTTTAGGATCAGAAATGCATATGAGGGATTGGCAAGAGAAAACCAGAGGGAAGGTAGGGCAACGGCAGCTACTACCAACGCATTGAATCAGGAAATGTTTGATTTAGCAGGGAAAGCTGCTCGCCATGAATCCAACCGCGGAGAGGTAGCAAGTCGTGCACAGCGAGCACTCGAAAGATATCGCAAGAGCCGCGAGGCCGAGCGGGGCGGATCTACCTCACCGCAGCAGTCTGCCCCGCATGCGACAAAACTCGGCCGCATGCAGCCGGGTTCTACGGCGGTCAATGCAGGCAATGAGGCCAAGCGTCTCGACCATAATGCTCGGGTGTATCACCGGACAGCTCGGAGAGCAAGAGAGGCGTACAATGCAAGAATGGATAAGGCTGGAGGCGAGCCAAATGCGATCGAGCAGAAAAAGAATGCCTATAAGGCGAAGTCCGATGAGAATGTCATCCGGCGTGACCAGGCTGCCGCAAGTGCCAAGGGACGGCTTTCCAAGTTGAGACAGCTCGCCAAGTCCCTTAAGGCGCGTAACCCTAATGCATTCAAAGGCTAAGGAGAAAAGTTGTATACAGATAGATTCAAGCCGCGGCGGTCGGTAGAGAAACGGTATGCCGCGGCGATCAACCGGATCATGGAAGGACTGCGAAGGCGCCTCACGGGTGCCAGCAGTCCTTTTCAAATGCTCCAGGTGCTGCGCGGCTTCGCGAGGTCGCCGACTCTGGATAAGGCCGCCCGCGAGGCAGCAGGCTCTATGGTCACCAGTCTCTTCCACGATGGGGCACGGAGCTGGCGTGAGGCCGCCAGACGCGGCTCCCGGGGCAGGGCTATATATTTACTCCTGAAGAAGGAGCGAGCCAACAGGAGCGAAATCAGCGCGATCGTGGAGCAAAATTCCAAGCTCATCAAGTCCATGACATCGAGGGTGGCAAGTAAGGTCGCCCACGAGATGGACAAGGGGCAGATGGAAGGTAAGCGGCCGGAGGAGCTGATGAAGCAGGTGCTGGCGCGATGGCCGCAGCTGACGAGGGCGCATGCGCTTCTCATTGCCCGCACGGAGTCCTCGAAGGCGACCACTGCCTTGACGCGCGTCCGCGCAGAAAGTGCGGGGCTTTCTTGGTATGTGTGGAAGACGAGCAAGGATGCGCGGGTGCGAAGCTCGCACAGCCACATGGATGACGTCATCTGCAGCTGGAAAGACCCGCCGTCCCCAGAGAAGCTCCTTCACCAGAAGGACTATGGGCATTATGCGCCGGGTGAGATATTCAACTGCCGCTGCTATCCGGCACCGCTCCTGGACTATAATGACGTGTCGTGGCCGCACAAGGTCTACATGAACGGCCGCATCCGTATGATGACGCTGGCGGCATTCAAAAAACTGAATGGAGGAGTCAGCCTATGAGGGCATACTTCGGGAGCCGTATCTCCGACCATATGATTCGCACACCGGAAGGGTATCTGGTATGCAAGGATGTGCCGATCGCGCGCACTGGCATCCAGAATTACCGCGGGATGGAATTTGGAGGGACGGATCCCAATAAAATCTATAACATAGAGCGCCCGGAAGCTGAGGTGTTCAGCAAGGCCGCGCTCGCATCATTTGAAGGCAAGCCCGTGGTGGATGAACACCCGAAGGAAGATGTGAAACCCGGGAATGTACTTCAGTACCTGAAGGGCACCTGCCGCAACGTACACCGCGGCGAGGGGGCCCTTTCGGATTGCATCGTTGCCGACCTCATTATCTATGACGATGATCTGATCAGAAAAATCGAGGATGGGAAGCGCGACGTGTCCTGCGGGTATGACTGCCTGTGGGATCCGAAAGACAGAGACACCTACGTGCAGCGGGAGATCCGCGGCAATCATGTGGCTGTCGTCAATCGCGGTCGCGCTGGCCATAGAGTTTCTATTCGTGATTCCAAAGGAGGAATGAAGAGAATGAGTACAAAAAAGAACAGCCTCTGGGGCCGTGTGCTGGCGGCCTTCGCCAAAGACGAAGACACCACCCCGGAAGACTTGGAAGCAGCGTCCAAGCTGAACCCGAAGGTGCAGGACGAGGACCCTGAACCGCCCAAGGATCCAGAACCTCAGCGTACGCCGGCGTATGATGCTCTGGATGCACGCCTCCGTCGTATCGAGGATGCGCTGGACGCGCTGGCAGCGGAACCGGAACCAGAGGATGAGTACGAGAATCCGCGATCTACAGAAGATGATGGTGAGGATTATCCTGATAATCCGGACGATGAACCGACTGCGCTGGATGCTCTGGAAGGGGAACTGACTGGGGAGAGGAACCCAGAAGGCGCCGAGGATGATGGCGAAGAAGACGTGCCGCCTGAAGAAATCAACGCAGCACACGGCGAGGAAACCGAGGATGATGCAGACTGCATTGATCCAGGAGATGAAGACGATGACGCGCAGGCTGCCAGCGACGCGGCGCTGGATATCATCGACGGGCTGAAGCCGGTTATTGCAAAGCTCCCTTACCACCAGCGCCAGAGAGCGGCCGATTCTATGGCCATGCTGCTCCGTGCTAACCTTCCGGACAGACAGTATGCCGGCCTCATGCGCGCGCAGCAGAATGGACACAGCGCTCGCGATTCGGATCCGATTATGGATGACGAAGAGTACGGCCGCATGATCCGCGACAAGTATAATCCGCATTATAAGAAAGACTAAGGAGGACATCACTATGAGTGGTAAAGCTATTGGTATTTCCATGAACTATGGGTTCCCGGGCACCTACGCCCGCACCCCTGACCTGATCACTACGTCCCGCCAGCTGAAGGCAGGATCTGCCGACGTGCCGTTCGGCACTTGCCTGCAGGCGAATGACGACAACACCTATTCCCCGATCGGCGCTGATTTTACGGCGGACAAATTCGGAGGGGTGGCGCTTCGCGTCATCAAACAGGCGGTAGCCTATGATGATCAGAATCACACCGCATATCATGCAAAGGACATGATCAATGCCCTGAACCGCGGTGCCGTCGTCGTGACCTGCAACAATGGCACTCCGACTGCTGGCGGTAAGGTATACGTTCGCATCAAGAAGAACACCTCCGTCGTGGATGGTGTGATTGGCGGATTCGAAGCGGCGGCAGATGGTGAAAACTCCATCCTGCTTCCGAATGTCCAGTGGACGAACGGCTATGTAGACGCGAACGGCGTGGCAGAAATCACCATTCTGACTCGTGCGAACGCCTGATTACGAAAAGGAGGATAATTGATTATGGGTAATGGGGTTTCTTTTTTCACTCCGAATAAGGAAATGGCCGGCCGTGCCAGCATGGCCATGATGCAGGGCGGCCGTCAGGTATACGGCATGCCGGGTGCTTTCTATGGGAAAGGATTTGACTCTGCCGTGGCTTCTGGTATGGCTTACATCACCGGCGAGCTCGAAAAGATGGATCCGAAGGTTCGTGAGCCACTCACCAGTGTCACCTGGCAGCGAGACATGGTGGCCAAGACCGGCGGCGGATGGGTAGAATACACTTCCACCTACAACGTAGACTACGGCACCACGGGACCGAATGACCTCTCTATCGTAGGCACCGCGTCCAACACGATCCCCGTCATGCAGGTCAGCACAGAAAAGAATCTGTACAAGGTATTCACTTGGATGCACATGATGCGCATTAACTTCGTGGATATGGCGAAAGCAAAGCAGATCGGCCGAAGCCTGGAGGATATGCTGAATAAGGGCATCCGCCTCAACTACAACAAGTCTCTGGACATGAACGTCTACAAAGGCTTTGAGAAGCTGGGAACGACCGGCCTCGTAAACGATCCGAATGTCGTGGTCGCAACCGCAGACAATGGTGCATCCGGAAAGGCGACATGGAAGGATAAGACTCCGGATGAAATCTTGGACGATATCAATCAGGCAATCACCGCAGCATGGGTGGCATCCGAATACGACCTCGACGGTATGCCGAATCATATCCTGATCCCGCCGCAGCAGTACACCCTGCTCGTGACTCGCAAGGTTTCTGAAGCCGGCAACTGCTCGCTTCTGGAATACCTGATGAATAACAACATCGCAAAGAATCAGGGGCGCTCGATTTCCATCTATCCATCCCGGTGGTGCATCAAGGCTGGCGCTGGTCAGACCGACCGCATGGTAGCGTATGTGAATGATGAGGACAAGGTCAACTTCGACATCACGGTGCCGATCACACGCGCCATGTCCTCCCCGAACCTTTCTGCAGCTGCCTACGATACTCTCTACGCAGCGCAGATTGGTCAGGTGAAGTTCAACTACTACCAGCCGGTCCGTTACATCGACGGCATCTGATTTCTAATACCGGAGGAAACCATGCTTATTATTTCCAAGAGAAAGTTCATGTTCAAAAACGTCATCGGTGGTTCCTTCATCACCAAGGGAGGCGGCATTCTGGAGGAAGCGCCGGACTGGATCCGCGAAACCATCCTCTATGACCTCGCCCTCTCTGATGGAGACATCATCGAAGTCAAGGGGAGCGGCAGCGACAAAGAGGCCGAAGTGGCTGTAGCGAAGGCCAAAAGAACACGCGCCAAGAAAGCTGAGGAATCCGCTGAAGGCTAACCTGCAGAATAGAGGTGACTGTCAATGATCGGGATCGTTTCGCAGGCTTCGAACATCAAGAAAGAAGAACATCCGGAGTACACCAAGGAGTCATTTCTTCTGTTGTACCCGCAATTCAGAGGCGCGATTCCGGATGCGGCGCTGGACATGTACGTAGACCTCGGGCTGTCCTGCGTCAATTACAAGCGCTTCAACCGGATGTGGAAGGCGGCGATTGGTTTATTCATCGCCCACTTCTGCACTCTGTACCTGCAGTCTATGCAGCCGGAAGGGACGGACGCCTCGCAGGTGCTGGCATCTGCTTCCTCAGCAGGCATGGTCACCAGCGAGAGCGCTGACGGCGTATCCTACTCAAGGGACGGATCGGCGCTCAATGACCTGAATGGCTGGGCGGCCTTCAAGATGACGACGTTCGGCGTTCAGTTTGCCACCATGGCGAAACTCGTAGGGAGAGGCGGGATGTATGTATGGTGAATGCGAAAGTGGAACACAAGGAGTACAACGGCGGCATTGCCGGGCTCTTTGAACGTCTGCGCGGCCTACAGAAACGGCATATCTATGTCGGTATTCCGCAGGCAGCGAACAGCCGTAAAGGTGGGGAGATCGGCAATGCGGATCTCCTTTACATCCATACTCACGGCATCCGCCGCCGTCCTATGATCGAAGAGATGGATCAGAACATGGCTCGGGGGCTCAAGTATTCCGCAGCCTTTTCCCTGTACATCCAGTCTCATGGCTCGCCTCTCTGGCACTCGCCGCCTCGCCCGGTCATTGAACCGGCGCTTGCGGCCAACAAGGTCAGGATCGCAGCCGAATTTAAAAAGATATACCAGGCCACGGCAGCCGCAGATGGCGATGGGGTGGAGCGTGCCATTACACGGACGGGGCTTCTCGCGCAGAATGTATGCCGCGAGTGGTTCGATGATCCGAGAAATAACTGGCCAGCCAATTCGCCCGTCACCATCGCGAAAAAGAAGAGCGATAAGCCTTTGATTGATACTGGCGCGATGCGAAAGGCCATTACCTATGTGGTTAGGAGTGATTGACTATGATTAACCTGGCCACAGTGATACACTCGCCGATGCTCTCGCAGGGCATCACTATCAAGCGGTCCTCCGGTATTTGGGAAGATGGGGATTTCGTCTCTGACACGACTCCCCCATCGACCCTTCATTTACGCGGAATCGTAACGGTAGCAAGTGCCCGAGACCTCAGCATGGTTCCGGAAGGCGACCGGCAGTCTGGCGCTATGAAGGTGCTGACGACGGAGCGCCTGTACGTGACGGGTGAGATCAATGATTCTTCGAATTTCTCTGATATCCTAGTATGGCGCGGAGAGGAGTACCGTATCTATTCGGTGACGCCTGACGCAGACTATGGGTTCTATCGATCGATCGCTATGAGAGTACTTGGGGAGGTGCCTGATGCCTAACCTTACACGGAAGGAAATCATGCGGCTATTCTACAGAGCGACCATGGCCGCGATCGGGGAGGATCCGGATAAAAAGTACAGGACCTTAAAGCCGCCTGTTCGTCTGACTTACAGCACCTTTGGCAAGCCTGACTGGACGGTGAACGATGATGTCATTTTTCTTACGTTCCGTGATGCGGGCGGTGATGAGACCACCCAGCCGATCCATGAAGTATGGGAAGACGCTGGGCGTGATCTCGTCTGCCGGCATTATATGAACCGTGTACTGCAGATTTCTTTCACGGCCTATGGGCCGAATGGATACGATCATCTTCTGGAGGTCAAACATGCCTTCCTTGACGGCTCCGACGTACTGCGGAAAGTCGGCATCATGATCATCCCATCTGTAGAGACACCGCAGTACGTTCCCGAGAATTACCAAAACATGTGGTGGGACAGGGCAGACCTGACACTCCGCTTCAACTACCTCATGCGTTGGGATGAGGACGTGAAGGCCATCGAGAAGGTGCCGGTGACTATCCACGCCAATCCGCCCGGCGAATCGCACCGCGTCCAGACGGACAGCGGAATTATCATAAAGAAAGGATAAAACATGCAGCTTGATTTAAAAACAATCGTCAATGTGAAGGTCAATCTGGCCTCTCGCTCGGCTGCCAGGAAAGGGTTCAATGTGGCACTGATCCTTGGCCCTAGCACGGCCATCAGCACAGGCGAACGCGTCAAAATCTACACCAGCGTTGCCGCTATGCTGCAGGATGGATTCACTACGGATACCCCGGAATACACGGCAGCGTCGCTGTATTTTTCCGCGACCTCCGGCCCGACCAAGCTGGCCGTCGGCGTCAAAGGGGAAGAAGAATCGTTCCTCGCTGCGGCTAAGGCCTGCAGAGAAAAGAATGGGGAATGGTATGTGCTGATTCCACTTGAAGCCAAAGACGCTGATATCCTGCAGCTTGCAGAATGGGCAGAGGCGGCCAGCCCGGACACCCTCCTCGCCTATACCACATCTGACGAGTCGAACCTGTCTAATACCGTAACAGGCGAAGTGGGCGAGCAGACTGACGCCATCTTTAAGCGCCTGAAAGCGAAGAATTACAGACGCTCCTTCGGAATGTACAGCGGCACCAGTCATGCCGTCGCTGCCGTCATGGGCTATGCGATGGGGCAGAATACCGGCCTCAATAATTCCGCCTTCACGCTTGCTTACAAGAAACTGCCCGGCGTCGTGACGGACGACCTGTCCGAAACGCAGGTACAGTATGTGTGCGGGGATAGCGAGACTGCAGGCGTGAACGGCAATGTGTATGTGCGCCGATCGGATGCCTACGACGTCCTGCAGGAAGGATGCATGGCGGACGGTACGTACTTCGACGAAGTCCTGAACCTCGACATGCTGAAGAATGAAATCGTGCTGTCGGTCATGGATCTCCTGACCAGCCAGCCGAAGATTCCGGATACGGAACCCGGCGTAAACAGCATTGTGGCGGTCATCAATACCGCTTGCGAAAAATTCGTCAATTCCGGATTCATCGCACCGGGCGTATGGAATGGCGGCACTGTGCTCACTCTGAAGAATGGCACCACGCTCGATGCAGGCTATATCGTCCTCTCCGAGCCGGTCGCCGACCAGTCGCAGGCAGATCGCGATGCGCGCAAGGCGCCTCCGATCTACGTATGTATCAAGACTGCCGGGGCTATTCATTATGTGACCATTGCGGTCAACGTCAATCGCTAGGGAGGTGAAAAAGTATGAATGGCGCTTTATCTACCTACTCCTTCTCGGACGTGGTCGGATCGATCCATTGCGACCTGATGGAGGACTACGTATTTACCGGGAAAGGCGTGGGATCGATTACGATCTCTAAATCGACGGAGCGCACCTCGCATGACATTGCGGCCGACGGTTCTGTCATGGTATCCAAGGTGCCGGGCAACAACGGCACAGTCACTATCGAGGTGCAGCAGACCAGTCCGCTTAATAAATGGCTGAACGGATGGTTCCAGAAATTATGGAATTCTCCCACCTCTAAGTGGGCCAGCACCACCATCTTGATCCGAAACGGACATCTAGGGAATACCCACGTCTGCGTCGGCGTGTCTCCATCGAAGGAACCTGACACGCCTTATCAGTCGCAGGGCGGCCGCGTGACGTGGCAGCTCATGTGCGCAGATATCGTGAATAACCCGATCTAATGTGAAGCATTTTTTATACCGGAGGAACCATAATGCTGAAACAGAAGACAAAAGTGATCGAAGCGGGCGGCGCTAAATACCGTCTGGGAAAGATGGATGCCCGCTCGGCTTCCTACCTTGCCATGAAAGCAGCGGCGGTGATCGCGCCGGCCCTTTCTACCATCAAGAGTATGAATAAGCAAGATGCCATCACGGCTGCGGCCAATGCCCTGCCGGCCATGCCCCGGGAGGAATTCGATGAAATTCAGACCATGCTGCTCCGCACCGTCGTGAAGCTGGTCGAGACGAATGGTGTGGATATGCCGGTGCCGGTCATCAAGGCGGATGGATCGTTTACTGATGATGATCTCTGCTATGACGCTCCGACAGTCATGCAGCTCTCGGTACAGGCGCTGATGTTCAATATCGGCGATTTTTTTCAAGGAGCCGGCCTGATCCAGAAACCGGCCAAGTAGCAATGCCCTTCGAACCATATGCCTATCCGACCATCGACGCCTTCGCGTATGCGCCGGTGGCCGCTGGCATGTGGCGACAACACGAAGTGTTTGATGGTACATATGACTTTGATGATTTACTCGACGCGCATGAAATCATGACCGTAAAGGCCATCAATGCCAAGAGAGCCCAGGAAGCAGCAGAAAGGAGAAATCGATGAATCCAGTCGAAACGATGGGGGAATACCTGGTCAAACTGTCTGCGGACATTGATACCAATTCCTTTAATGCCGCCATGGCTGCCCTGAATCAGCTCATGAATGCCCTGAAGAACATCAAAGGCCTTGCGGCGGCTGCCGCGGCAGTGACCGGATTCGCGGCAATCGGCAAGGCTGCCATCGATACCATCAAGAGTGTGGCCGCGGCAGACATGCAGTTCAAGCGGCTGGCGAATCAGATGTGGATCACCAAGGACAGCGCCAAGGCACTCTCTACGGCCATGAAGGTCATGGGGGTGTCGGAGGAAGATCTGGCATGGATCCCGGAGCTTCGCGAGCAGTTCTTCCGTTTACGAAGTGAGATGAACCAGCTGGCCACGCCGATCGATGCCGACCGGCAGTTGAAATGGATCCGAGAAATTGGATATGACATCCAGTCGCTGCAGGTGAAGCTGAAGATGCTGAAGGAGTGGGTAACCTACTACCTCATCAAATACCTGCAGCCATTCATCAAGGAATTTCAACAGTTCATCCAATGGCTGAACGACAAGCTCGGGAAGAACATGCCGCAGATCGCGAAGAAAATCGCGGAGTTTCTAGGGCACGTCGTGTCCGTCGGGATGAGTTCACTCAAAGTATTGAAGTCGGTCATCGGCACCGTCTATCGATTTATAGACGGCCTCCCTGCGAATGTGAAAAAGTGGGGAGCGATCTTTGCGACGGTCGGTGCCTTTATCATGGCCGGTCCTTTTGGGAAATTCCTGATCGCGATCGGCGGGGCTCTGCTGCTCCTCGAGGACTTCGTCTACTACATGAATGGGTGGAAGTCGTCTAAGACGCTCGCTCCCGTGTGGGAGAAACTGCTGAATTTCTTAGAGGGGGATACGCTCTCCACTATCTCCGATTCCATCAAGGAAATCCTGAAAGTCATCGCGGATGGACTCGATTACATCGTGACCAAATTCGTAGAAGGCATCGACTGGGATGGTATTCGTGAGTCCTGGTCAGACGGTCTTTCCGAGTTGAAGGACGGCGTGGGCGATTTATTTGACGCCATCTCCGACCTTTTCGATACCATCACCAAGAATACCGACGAGAAGGCGAAGTCTCGCCAGCGTTCATTCTGGACGTCCATCGGAGAATTCATCTCCTGGGCGTTGAAGGACCTCGGACGAATGGCCGGGATGGTCGGGAAGCTCATCGCCTCCATTGCCCTATGCCTTCGCGGCGATTTCGTGGGGGCGGCCAAGCTCCTGGGTGTCGTCGTTCAATCGGCGGCTAAGAACAGCCCTTGGGGGCGCATTCTGAGTGGTGTATTTGAATCTTCTGCTGATGAGAAAGCAAATACTGCGGCCGCGATGAACATCCTCACGAAGGACGGTGGATTTACGAAAGAGGCTGCTGCAGCAGCTATCGGTAATTTCTCGGCGGAGTCGAATGTAGATCCGAACAACGTACAGAAGGGAAGCCAGGAGGAGAAGGAAATCTACTTGCGTCGTCTTCTCAATGGCGATATGAGCCGGGAGGAATTTGTAGACGACGGCGTCGGGTTTGGCCTTGCGCAGTGGACAGATGCAGGAAGAAAGGGAGCACTCTACGATTTCGCCATCGAGCAGGGGCGTCCCATCAACGACCTGCGCCTGCAGCTGGCCTTCTTCATGAAGGAGCTTGAGGAAGATTACGGCGACCTGTACCAGGAAATGAAGACGACGAATGACGTAGACAGCATGACGCGCCGGCTTCTTCATGAGTACGAAGGACCGGAGGATCAAGGCTATGGCGTGCAGGTGGATCGCGTAGACAGGGCGCAGAGTGCATACGATAACAATTTTGTAAGTACAGCCTCCTTCGCAGTAAATCCCAACAGTTACGCAGCGACGGCTGGCGCAGGCAGTAATGGATTCGTACAGACCGGCTATAGTAGCGGAAGCAGCATTTCATTCGGAGATATCCACGTGAATGTCACGAATAGCAATGCCTCGGCTAGGGACATCGGGAACGCAGTCGCTGATGCCATTTCTACGAGGTATCAGAGAGGGGTGCTGGTATGAATATCTTAGGATCTCTGGGCGGCGGCGCTCATCTCGGCCTGGGTAATCTGACCGGCATGACACTCGGTAACCTCAATGCGGTGCTGATCGGCGGGACGGCTACGCTGCCGTCCAAGGAGATGTTTCTTGGAGCCGCGTTTCAGGATGGGTATTTTCCCCGCCAGTGGGCGGCCGGGACGCATGAACAGGGCGAGCTCATCTACTGCAAGACGAACATCGCCGGATTTTTCTTCGATGCCGTGCTGAACGTGTCCACGGAGCATACCGCTGTCGTGACCTCGCATCCGGTACAGACCGGGGCGAATATCTCGGATCACATGTACTTGGAACCGGTACAGATCACCATGGAAATCGGCATGAGTGACTGCATGGCCTCCATGGTGCGCGGCCAGTGGGTGGGAGCCTATACGAAGTCCATATCGGCATACCGCAAGCTCTGCGAGCTGCAGGCGGCGCGTATTCCATTCACTGTGCTGACGCGTCTTAACCAGTACCAGAATATGGTCATCCGCTCGATTTCCGTCAACGATGACGCCAGTACGCTATACGGCCTGCGTGCCACAGTCAACCTGCAACAGCTGATCCTGGCAAATGTCACGACTGAAAAAGTCTCTGCTCGAGAATGGACAAGCGGGGATGGAACGAACCGCGGAGAAGTCCAACCGACGCCGGAGCCCACATCGACTATCCGAGCCATAGAAGACGCATCGAAAGGGGGAGAGGGCTGATGGCATACTGCAGAATACCTTTGACGTGCCAGCCGCAGTCTGTGCAGACCTTCAAGCTCACACTGGAGGGTGGTAAGCGGAATATCAACATCAAGCTCGTGCTCCGGTATATGGATCTGTATGATACGTGGATCGCCGCGATCTATGACAACAGTACGGGAGACCTTTTGGTGGACATGATGCCGTTGGTATGCGGAGTGAATCTCCTCGGCCAGTATAAGCATCTTTCTATCGGGGAGGCATACATTGTGCCTATTTCCGACACGCTCATCATGCAGCCGGACAACAAGACACTTGGGACGACCTTCGTTTTAATCTGGGGGGATGCATCATGAGTTTTGCGAGTGCTGCCCTTGGGGCGGCGGTAGAAACCACGCTGGCTAAGCAGTGGGGCGCGGACAAGGCGAATCCCAATGCCAAGCCGAAACTGACGCGACCTAACGGTGCTCTCTGGCTAAGGAAGTATAAGATACTGGTTACAGACAAAAACGATGAGGAAGCGCTGAACGTGTCCGACCTGCACTGCACCTTCGAGGTGCACAAGAAAAGAGACCGGGGCGGCTTCTATGCCATCGTCCGTATCTATAATTTGAATTCCGACACCGAGGATAAGCTGGTCATGGAAGGAGACAGGCTGATCATCGAGGCGGGGTATCAAGCAGAGCAGACGGAAACGTCCAAGGATGATGCAGGAAATGAGGTCAAGACGACCGTCGACTTGCAGTACGGAAAGATATTCGATGGGAAGATCATATGGCCATCGCGATCGCGCGATTCTAATACAGACTACGTCCTAACGCTCATGGCCATCGATGGTGACCAGCAGCTGAACCTTAATTTCATCTCCAAGACAGTGAACCGAGGATTGAATTCCCGGAAAATTATCGAGACTGTGGCGAATGACAGTGAAGAGAAGACGCCGGTGAATCAGGTATCGGATGGACTGTCGGATCAGGCGCTTCCGAGGGGCAAGGTGTTCTTCGGCCGTCCCTATGACTACATACAGAATGTGTGCCGTGGTAACGCGGCATCTTTTTATGTAGAAGACGGGAATCTAAACATCGTCCGACTGCAGGATGTGGGAAAGGATGAAGCGATCGTCGTATCCCCGGAGACTGGACTTGTCGGGACGCCGCAGCAGGTTCAATTCGGGCTGTCATTCAAGATTCTTCTGAATCCGGCCATCCACCTGCAGTCGCTCATCAAACTAAAAAACGTACAGGCGAATGAGGCGAGCGTGACACCCGGCCAGCAGCAGGCTCCGCTGGATGATGAGTGGATTTACCAAGTCATGGAACTGACTCACGTCGGAGATACCCGTGGGAATGACTGGTACACGGAAATTCAGGGAATATCCCGTTACGGGAAGGGCTCACTGGCGGCCTTATTGGGGAACAGTGGACAGAATGGGAATGGGGTGTGATAAATGATACCTTTGACAGAGCTTGCGCCCGACAGACGCAAAAATCGCGAAAATTTCGCTCGCGAGAGGGAAAACAATCTGCGCGTGGCCTGCCCGGGGATCATCCAGTCGTTTGATCCGAAGGAGCAGACGGTCACTGTGCAGCCTGCAATTCGCGAGAAGCGGCTAACCCCGGAAGGAGAAGAGCGCTGGGTGGATCTCCCCCCGCTCGTTGATGTTCCCGTGGTATTTCCAAGGGCGGGCGGATATGTGCTGACATTCCCGGTGAATCCGGGCGATGAATGTCTGGTTATCTTTGGCGATGCCTGCATGGATGCCTGGTGGCAGTCGGGCGGCGTGCAGAATCAGATCGACTGCCGCCGACATGATCTCTCAGACGGCTACGCCATCCCCGGTCCATGGAGTCAGCCTCGCACCATCTCGGGGTACAGTACCGGATCCGTGCAGCTCCGAAATGAATCCGGATCGGCGTATGTAGAAATCGCCGGGGATACCATAAACATCGTCGGCGGCACCATCAACATCAAGGGAGGGAAGGTGAATATAAATTGAGTCAGGCGACACGACTGGGCGACAAAGACACAGGACACGATGCATGCCCGCCGACGGTGCTCGTTACTGCGTCCTCGGATGTATTCATCAATGGCAAGGGGGCGGCTCGCGTAGGTGATATCTATGCGCCTCATGGCTGCTCCGTACACGCTGCACACTCCGGGGTGATTTCTTCCGGGAGCAGCACAGTATTCATCAATGGGAAGCCAGCTGCCCGGGTGGGGGACAGAGTCTCCTGCGGCGGGATGGCTGCCGAAGGCTCTTCGAATGTGTTTATAGGAGGCTAGCTATGATTTACCGCATGTTAGACGCCGATGGTGACTACGTATTCGGGAGGAGCAAGCATGCTTATCTCGAAGGCGTGGAAGCTGTCGCGCAGGCCATCAAGACACGACTCCTCCTGCTCTATGCGGAGTGGTGGGAGGATCGAGAGGACGGTCTGCCCCTTTTTGAGAAGATTCTGTCATCCTCGGGCAGCCAATCCAACACAGCAGCGGTGGATTTCCTTTTCAAGGAACGCATCTCCGGGACAAAAGGTGTGCTCTCGATTCTCGGATATGATTCAAACTATGACAATGACACTCGAAAATACACGTTCCGCGCCGTGGTAGAGACCATGTACGGATCGCTCATTATATCGAATCTGGGAGGAACAGAATGAGTTACTTTGCTCCTTACGTCGACGGATCCGGACTTCACATGCCGACCTATCAGGATATTTTGGACGACATGATCGCAAGCATGAAAAAGATTTATGGATCAGACATTTACCTTGGAAACGATAGTGCGGATTATCAGTTTCTGTCCATACTCGCATTGAAGGTGGCCGACAGTTACCAGGCGGTGCAGTATGCGTACAATTCCCGAAGCCCGACGACTGCGATTGGCGCGGCGCTCGACTCCGTAGTCAAGCTGAACGGCATTTACCGGAAACCTGCAGGGTTCTCGACCTGTGAACTCTACATCACGGGCACGGCCTTCACGGAAATAAAAAATGGCAGCGTCAAGGATGCTACTGGGAATGTGTGGAATCTGCCGGCGTCTGTGGTGATCGGATCGGACGGCAGCGTGCTTTCCACAGCCACCTGCAGCGTGGCTGGCGCCATCACAGCACTTCCGGGTGACATTACGCAGATCAACACCCCGACCATGGGATGGAAGGCGGTCGAAAACAAGGTGTCGGCAATCCCCGGCAATGCCGTCGAAACGGACGGAGAGCTTCGCAATCGGCAGACCATTTCTGTATCGAACCCGTCTCAGACCATGCTGGCCGGGACGCTTGGCGCACTCCGTGCGCTGAAGAATGTGGCGCGCGTGTCGGTCTACGAGAATGACACCAATCTCTCGGTCGTGGATGAGGAGAATAACCCCTTTGGCCTGCCGCCGCACTCAATCACCTGTGTAGTCGAGGGGGGCGATGATAACGAAATCGCGGAGGCGATTCTTTACCATAAAGGGATCGGCTGCTATACGAATGGCACGAAGGTGGTCAAGGTCAAAGACCAGAATGAATACATCAATACCGTCCGATTCTATCGGCCAATCTATGTGCCGATCCATGTGCACGTGAAGATTAAAAAGTACACCGGCTATATCTCCAGTCTGTCATCGACCGTAAAAAGTGCGATTTACGAATATATTAAAGGACTGGAAATTGGACGTGACGTGTCCATTTCTATGCTGACCGGCGTCGTTGTGAGCTGTAACCCCATCCCGAGCAAGCCGCTGTTCGGCATCTCTTCCATCACGATCGGCCGCTCGGCCGGATCCATGGCAGCGGGAGACGTCGATATCAATTATAACGAGGTGGCAAGCCCCGACTATAGTTTCATCGAGGTAGAATCATGATTACACCTACGAAGGAATACTACAGGGAGCTTATCACTTCGGAATATCGCCTCGCCCCGCGCTTCAATGACATGGTGCGAAAGATGGTGGACTATAACTGCAATCTGGATACATTCATTCTGAAGGTCGTGGAAATGTTCGACTTGGAAACCGCCCATGATGACCAGCTCGATATCATCGGTTACTGCGTCGGTACGTCTCGAGATCTGGACTTTGAACCAACGCCGCTTGGCCGAGGAGACATTATCTGCCCGACACCGGCAGAAATGGAAAAGGACAGCGGCGATGAATCGGTCTATACCGTGTACCCGACACCTCCCCCAGTGAATATGGCGGAATCGGACTTTATTAAAGGTTATGCTCCAGCGGATATCGAAGACGCTCCCCTGATCACGGACTCCGTCTTTCGCACGATGATCAAAGCAAGAATCGTACAGAATGTGTGGAAGGGGAACGTACTCGATCTTTACGAAATGTGGGAGAATCTGTTTCCGGAGAATCTGGGTATACAGATCCAGGATCTGCAGGACATGTCTTACAATATCGTGCTGGTTGGTCAGTACACAGGTCTCATGCGAGAGCTCATCATGCATGGTTATATCATCCCGAAGCCGGAAGGCGTCCGGATTAACGCACTCGCCTTTATCGATACCAGAGGCATGCCGATCTTTGCATACGATTACAATACTCTCAACTATAGCGGCTATAAGTCACATTGGCTGCAGATTAAGCAAACAAAGGGGTAATGAATGGCCAAATCTAATTTTAAGGTATTTGCGGAAGGCGTCGCCCCCGCAAATATCCAGTCAGACAATGAATACGAGGCAGACACACAACGCGTCTCCGGCGTGGTGCCGGGCATTGCTGTTCCTTCGCTTCACAACAAGATTTATAAGCAGGCGACGATCATGGCTGCGGCCATAGCGCAAGTCATCGTACAAGCCGGGTTCGATGCGATGGATGACGACTATTCCGGCCTCGTCGCGAATCTGCGTAAAACTTTTGTAGGCTCGGTGAATAGCATCAAACCGGACGCGCAGGGGAATATAGACCTCACGTCCGTCCTTGAGAACATCCGGCGAATGACCTATCCAAGAATCGGAGACGTCATCATGACGAAGAATCCCGAAAATCCATCCGTTAAATACACTGGCACCACATGGGAACTCCTCGAAGAAAAGACCTTTATTATGTCCGCTGGGAATACTGCAATGGTGGGCGAAAAGGGTGGAAGCAATACTCACATGAGTACTGTATCCGAGATGCCATCCCATACCCATGGATATACGATGGGGGAAGCAGGCGGGCATGACCATAATCGCGGGAATATGGAGATCGAAGGTGAATTTAATGCGGATGATTCAGCATTTGGACGACACGCGACTAGTATACCCACTTCTGGTGCGTTTCTTCAGGGAAGAAGCGTGGATTTCGATCAAAAATCCATTGGCGGAGGGAGTGGTGCTCGTATGCGTTTCTTAGCTTCACGCGCTTGGACTGGCCGCACATCATATGCGGCAGCACACAAGCACTCTCTTTCGATCAATGCTACAGGCAGTGGACAGGCGTGGGACAGCCGACCGAAGTACATTGCATTATACATTTGGATTCGCACAGAATAATAAGGAGGAATCATGGCAGTAGAAACGAATGCGCGCATAGAATTTTCCGTCGCCGCGGTAGAGGAATGGGAAAAAGTAAACCCCAAACTCCACCAGGGCGAGCCCGTTTTTGCAAAAAAGCCGAGCGGCAAATATATTCTGAAAGTCGGTGCCCCTGGCGGGAGCACCTACAAAAACGCCGTCGTCGTGTGGGATCAGGACGATGCAGAAACAAAAATGACAAGCACACAGGAGGCGGCTGCGCAGGCGCTCGCATCCAAGAATGCAGCGTCCGCGAGTGCGAGTGCGGCCAAGGCGAGCGAGAACGCTGCTTCCACATCCAAGAGCGCGGCGGAAATGAGTGCGGAGAATGCTAAGAACAGCGAGACGAATGCAGCCGCCTCCAAGGCCGCCGCTGCGAACAGTGCAAGCATTGCCAGCGCCAAGGCGACAGCGTCCGCCAATAGCTCCATCGCAGCGGCCACCAGTGAGAAGAATGCCGCTGTCTCCGCCAGTGCCGCCGCAACCAGCGAAAGCAATGCGCTGAAGAGTGCAAGTGCGGCGAAGACCAGTGCAGGCAACGCCAAGGGCAGTGAGACGAATGCGTCCGCGAGTGCGAGTGCGGCCAAGGCGAGCGAGAACGCTGCTTCCACATCCAAGAGCGCGGCGGAAATGAGTGCGGAGAATGCTAAGAACAGCGAGACGAATGCAGCCGCGAGTGCCAATACAGCCAAGGCGTGGTCGATGTCAGATAGTAGTCCAGATGGAGTAACTGGCAATAAGTCAGCAAAGACTTGGGCTGAGGCAGCTAAGGTTCTTGCTGGTAGAGCAACTGCTTCCGCTAGTGCTGCTCAGTCTAGTGCAGAAACCTCATCTTACTATGCAGAGCAAGCTAAGGCATATGCAGAAGCACCAATAGGACAAGCTCCACAGGGAAGCACGTCTGCTAGGGTATGGGCTGCAACTGCGGGTTCAAAAGCCTCGTCTGCTGCCTCATCTGCTTCTTCGGCTGCTTCTTCGGCTTCTGATTCAGCTACAAGTGCTACCAATGCAAAGACAAGTGAAACCAATGCAGCTAAAAGTGCCAGTGCAGCAGCTCAGAGTGCTGAAAATGCAAAGACTTGGGATCCTACGAATTACACCAAAACAATAATGATAACAAAGCCACATAATAATGGTCATAGAGTTTTGACACTTTTAGAAGAAGTTACAAACTATGATGATTCTAATTCTCATAAGTGTGGTGGTTCTTTCTCCATTTATCCTTATGTTCGTTACGGGGGCAATCCTCATTTAGAGTACCCACCTGTATACTGTGCAATCTCTTTCCCGGATAGACATGATACAATGTATGGTTACAATAACTGGAGTACAAACAGTCTTTATATTCCAGTTATTGTTAAAAATAATACAACTAATAAGGTATATTGGGGAATCTCGATTGGGGGTTATGGTCCTACATTCAAAATGTTTGGGGCATTTGAACACAACATTAGTGTAATTGATACTCTCTTATCTCAGTCTGATGATGATGTTTATGATGGCTACACAGTCTTGCACAGAGCTGAAGTTATCACTCCAGCAAAGGCTTCTGACATTCCTACGCAGTACGTCCAGTCCGTCACAGAATCAAACGGCAAAGTAACTGTCACAAAAGGTAACGGTAAGAGTACGACGTTTAATGCAGGGCTTAATATTCTTGCTCGAAACAAAGCATATGCCGTTGGTGATATTGCATATTCACCTAATCTTCCATCTTACCTGTACCTTGAATGTACGACCGCAGGGACAACAGGAGAAACAGAACCCAATATGTCACCTGAATCAGGGGCGATAGTTAAGGGCTGGATGCCCACCGAGATCTCATATTCCTTCTCGC